TTATTGGCGCGCCGCCAGCTTCTCGGCGGCCAGGCGTACCGGCTCGTCCCAGCCGCCGGGCGCGCTTTGACGGAATAGCCGGGCGGTCGGATACCACGGGCTATCGTCGCGATCGAGCAGCCAGCGCCAATCGCACTGCGTTTCGTGCGAGAGCAGGACCCAGACCGACTTGCCGATCGCCCCGGCCCAGTGTGCCCACGCCGTATCCACCGAGATCACCAGATCCAGCCCGGCGGCGATCGCCGCCGTGGTGGCGAAGGCCTCGGCGCCGGGGTGCACGACATTCGGTCGCTTCGCCAGCCACCGCCGCTCGGCCTGGTCGAGCTGCCTTTGCAGGCTGACGAACCGCACGCCGGGCACGTCCAGCAGCGGCGCAAGGCGCTCGAGCGCCACATCGCGCGTCATCGTGTGGGTCAGCGCCGGATTGCCGGACCACGCCAGCCCGACGAGGCGATCGCTACCATGGGCGAGCCGCTCCCGCCAGGTGGCGGCGGTTTCGGCAGGGAACGAGAGGTAAGGAATGCGCGCCGGCACCGTGTCGACGGTCGTGCCGAACGCAAGCGGCAAGCTCATCAGCGGGCAGTGATAGTCGAAGCCCTGCACCGTTTCCTCCGACGAAATCAGCTTGTCGACGCCGGCGAGGCTCGACATCAGCGGAACCAGGGCCGGCGGGACTTCCAGGATCACGCGGGCCCCGAGCTCGGCCACCATGGGCACGTAGCGCGCGAACTGGATGGTGTCGCCGAGGCCCTGCTCCGCATGCAAGAGGATCGTCTTTCCGGCGAGCCCGGCGTCGCCGAGCCACAGCGGCTGCGGCAGATCGCGAGTTCGAGGCCCCTGGTCGCGCCGCCAACGCGCTTCGAACTTCCGCCAGCCCTCGCGGTAGTCGCCGACGCGCAGCCGGGCAATGGCCTCGTAGTAGGCGCCTTCGCCCCGATCGGGGCTGAGCCGTTGCGCCGCCCGGTAATACCTGAACGCTTCGTCATGCCGACGCAAGGCCTTCATGGTGTCGCCCAGGGCGACATACGCGACAGCAGAATCCGGTCGAAGCCTGATGACCGTCTCGTAGCGCGCGATTGATTCGCGAAATCTGCCGAGCGCCTGCAGGGCGTTGCCGGCCATGATATGCGACTCCGGCAGCGCAGGGTCCAGGGCGATCGCCTGTTCGCAGCGCGCGAGCGCCTCGTCAGGCCGCTCGAGCAGCTGCAGACAGACGGCCGCGTTGGTCAGCGCATCGGCACCCGGGCGCAGGGCGGCCGATCTGAGGAACTGCTCGAGCGCATCACGCACGAGGCGGTTGCTCACGTCACCTGGCTGAACGCGCACGTCCGCGGTGGGACGGTCCAAACCCTTCAGCACAACCCCGAAGTTGTAGTGCAGATCCGGATCGCCCGGCTTCGCCGAGAACAGCCACTTAAACGCAACGCGATAGCGTCGCTCGGCCTCCTCGATGCTGCCATGGCGGCTAAGGACCTCGGCCTCTTGAAGCAACTGCAGGGCTTTTTGCGAAGCAGCGGCCATCGAAGACGAGATCTTACCGCGTGCCCCCAGGGGCCGTGACGATGCTTGAGGTCCTCAGAATGGCAAAAGCGCCCAGCACCCCACGGTTACGGCCGGGGGCACTGGGCGTCTTGCTTCTTATTGTTCGGTCTTTTTTGTTCCAGCTTTTTTTACTGACTTCTTCTTCCGCCTTTTAAGTCCGCACGCTCGCGCGCCGCAGGACCGCTTTTCTCGCCATCTTCTTTCTCCTTCAAGGTTGTTGAACAAGCGCCGGCGCGATCCCCGCCGGCGGGGAAAAACTTTTTAGAATTTCCTCCCAGCTCATCGGATGCCCAGCGTCGGCGCCGCCTTGCCTGGGCGCATCGCGTACCACCAGCCGATCGTCGCGCCGGCCATGAAGGCGATCCAGGCGATCACGTACATCACCAGGTCGTACCACTGATCGTTCGTGAGCGTGATGTTTCGCACCATGAAGGCGTAGTAGAGGATCCAGGCCGCGCCGGCCGAGGTGACGATGAAGTAGGCGAGCGAGATGAACGGCCGCACGAAGCTGCTGAAGGCCTCCATCTTTCCGCCCGGCGCAGCCTTGGCGAAGTCGTAGGACTTCGCCAGCGCGTCGAAGCCGGCGAGATCGACCTTGGCCGAGCCCTCGGCCTGGGCGACCTGCAGGCGGCCGGCCCATTCCTTGTCCAGGATCGCCGCGTCCTTGTCGCGCATGGCGAGCTCGTGCACCTGGCGGTCCTTGGTCTCCTCGCGCTCGAGCCTCTTCGCCTCGAGGTCGGCCTTGCGGTTGAAGAGGCCCATCACGCCGCCGAACATCGTGCCGAAGCCGGCGCTGCTGATGAGCTTGATGATCATGAGGATGATGGTCATTGCCGGATCTCCAGTACGAAGGGCTTACGTTCCATGAGGGTTTCGAAGCGGCGCACCGCGGGCGCCGAGATGAGCAGGGCTTTTTGGCCGTCGATCCAGCCGAGCTTCTCGCCGAGCGCGATGCAGCCGTTCAGCTGCGCTCGGAAGCCCTTGGCGATGTCGCCCATCAGGTTCGCCGGATGCTCGCGGATCACGACGCGCGGCGCGGTGTCGAGTAGGAGATAAGTCGGGCGCTTGAAGCGCGGCGAGTAGGCCCAGACGACGCGGTAGCGGCCTGCGGGGATGCAGCTTGCGCCGGTGGCGTTGTCGCGCCAGGGCAACTCGCCCGTGAAGGAGAACGAGACCCCGCGCGCCAGGATCCGGCCGAAGGTGCCCTGGTCGCCGGAGTCGCCGCGGAGCAGGAGCGCGTCCGCGCTCATACGCTGTCGTCCCGGAAGAGCTCGAGTGGGATGGGCTGGAACGGCGCACCTTCCTCGTCGATCGAATATACGACGCCTCCGAGGTCGATCCAGCAGCTTGCCCAGATCCGCCCGTCCCAGCTGAGCACCGCGGCCCTGAATTTCCCGGCGAGCAATGGGCTGACCTTTTCGCGCAGCGCCTCCAGCACCTTCGCGTCTGTACACGGCGCGGCGGTGAGCCGCAGCGCGGCGGGGGTGCCGTTGGCGCCTTCGGCCTTGAAGATCGGCGCGGCGCGCGCGACGGCGCAATAGATGAGGCCGACGCCGAAGAAGCCGATCACGAAGAGCGCGAGCGACCCGCTCCAGAATCGACATGGCGGCTGCGGTTCGAATTCGTACGGGTCGAGCATGTCAGCCTCCCTTCGGCTTGAAGTAGAAGTTCCACACCGCAACGGCGCCGGCGACGATCAGGCTCCATACCAGGCCGGAGATTGTTTTTTCCTGCACCGCGATCCGCAGCCGGCGCCGCTCGTGCAGCAGCTCGATCTGCGCGTCGTGATACCGACAATGCCCGACGTGGTCACCGCCCGGGAAGGCGGCCTCGAACTTGGCGTCCATCTCGTCTCGCCAACGCTCGAGCGTGTCGAGCCGTTCATCGGTGATCACGTCTTCGCGCGTGCCGCTCATGGTCCCTCCTCAACTTAGCCCGTGGATCGCCCTTGCGTCGAAGATGCAGGCGGTGCGCGTGCCGGCGACTTTCGCCGTGATCTGATGATCAACGTTCGCCGGGATCCAGATGAGCGCCGGCGCCTCGTAGTCCACGAGCTTCTCGCCGATGAGGTAGGACGCGGTCCCGACGAAGAGCCCGCTCAAGTGCCCCACCGGGTGCTGGTGCCGATCGATCTGATCGCCGGCCTTCTCGAAGTCGAGCAGCACGACTTCGACACTCAGACCCTCATGCTCGGTCTGCGCGTACGACTTACGCGGCGCCGCCATCAGGGCTTCACCACCGGAATGCTGCCCACGGGCGCCGCCACCGGCACCCAGGTCCCCTGCGCGATCGCGGCCGCCTCGCGCGCCGCCTGCAGCTGCTCGAGCGCGGCGGTGGGCTCGGCGAGCGCCGGCGCGAGGCAGGGCGGGGGCTCGACCCGGCCCTCGAGCGGGAACGCGTTGCCCTTCGCGTCGTAGAAGACGAGGATCTTCGACGCCGTGTCGTATTCGAAGCACACCATTCCCTCGGGCAGCGGCGGGAGGCTCGCCTTGAGCTCGGCGAGGAAGATCTCCGGCGCCGCGTTGTAGAGCAGCGCGCCGGCGTCGTCGTGCCTGAGCACGACGCCGTCGGGGTGAAGCGTGATTTTCATTTAAGCGATCCTGATGATGAAGTCGGTGACGCCGGTCGCCTGCGTGTTCTGATGCGCCGCCCCGGAACCGAAGCTATTCATGCTGGGCGTCCCTGTTGTTGCGTTGGCCGTCGACCCGCCGACTTGGATAAAATTAGTAGCGCCGGTGCCGGGGGCGCCGGAGTATGGAGAGCCCGGGTTGTTAATGCTCGGCGTGATCACCGGGATCTGCGCGGTCGAGAGCGTGACGGTCTCGGCGCCGCCCGAGCGCCCGGGCACGTTGCCCAGAATGCCGGAGCCGCCGCTCGTGAGGCGGTTCGCCGCCGTGCCGCCCATGTCATCGCGCCCGGCCCCCACGAGGCCGCGGCGATCGGGCTTGTGGAAGGTCGTCGCGCCGTCGCCGTCGCCGTGCGGCGCGCACACCGACGTGTGCACGCCGCTCTGCACACCGCTCGTGTTGATGTTGGCGCCGCCGGGCGTCGCCGCGATGTTGTAGTTGTCGGCGTCCACCACCTTCACGAAATATTGGGTGCCGGCCGTCGGGCCGCCATGCGTCCCCGCGGTGATGCCGGTCGGCAGCGCGCCGGTCGTGAAGAAGCGCACCGGCATGTTGGTGCGAAGCCCGTGCCCGACCTGGTTGACGACCGCCGGCGCGGCGATGCTGATGGTGACGTTCGCCGACTTCATCAGGACGCTCTGCAGCGTCGGGAACGAGGCGCGCAGGAGCGTGCCGCCGTCGCACCAGTCCCACACCGCGGCGCCGCCGGGCAGCACGAGGCCGGGCCAGTCGCGGATAAAGCCGATCTCGCCGGCGACCGCCGCCGAGTTCACGCCGTCGTGGTTGTGGTCCTGGATCGCGCCGGCGAAATAGCTCGCGCCGAGCCATTCGCGCAGGTGCACGACGTCGTCGCGCAAGCCCGTCATCAGCGCCGCGTCGATGGGCGAATCCGGGTCGACCGCCGTGTCGGCGATCGCGACCCAGCCTTTGGAGATCGCCGTCACGCTTTGGGCTCCGCGGCGGCCGCCTCGAGCTCGTAGAGCGGACGCCGCGCCGGCTCGCCGGCGCACTTCACGGTATAGCGCACGGCGAAGGCATGGCTGCTACCCGGGAAGCGATCCTCGAGGCCGCGGAAATGCGGGCACCCCGGGCAATGCTCGCCCATCGCCCGCAGCTTGAATTGCACGAGCGGGCAGCTCACGCGCACCGTGTCCGGAATGTCGATCGTCTGCGCGCGCGCCTCAGCCTCCGAGACCGCCGGAGGCGGTTTGCCGTTCATTGAATCCCCTTCTCCTAAATGATCAGATAGGCCGACGAGCCGTCGGACATGACATCGGTGTCGCCGGCGATGAAGGCGCGCTGGCGCTGGTTGAAGCTCGCGCTCGGGTAGTCCGGATAGCCGTTCGGGCAGATGAAGGCGTAGCGCTTGCCGAACGTGGTCGAGCGCATCTCGATGTCGATCTGCGCGCCCTGGTCGGTCACCTTCATCACGCGATGGCGCAGCGTCAGCGGGTTGCCGGCGGCGTCGACGATCTTGCGCGTCGTCACGTCGCGCAGGGAGCCGAGCGCCACCTCGTCGCGCGGATCCAGGCTCGCCGTCAGCTTCCACGGCGCGTCGCGCACCGCGAGCAGGCGCCGCTCGACGACGCCGGCGGCGAAGACCGCGTTGGGCGCCGTCAGCCAGCGCGATTGCCGCGTGTCCGCGCGCACGTCGCCGTAGCCGTTCGGGCTCTCGGCCGCCGTGTCGATGAAGATCTGCACCGTGCGATAGTTGGTGCGCTTCTTCCGGTCGATGGTCGCCGATACGAGATCGAAATCGATCTCCGAGCGCGTGAGGCGCTCCATGTCCAGCTTCTCGGCGGCCACCTGGCCGAAGATGAAGTTGTCGTCGGTGAGGCTGCCCGCCGCATCGCCGATCGCCGGCATGTTGACCTTGAACTTCACCTTCTGCTCGACCGGATGCCACCAGACCATCATGTTCAGGTCCTTCAGCAGGTCGGTGAGAAGCGCGCTGCCCGTCTCCGACTCGCCGATGCAGGCGGTGATCAGCGCCTTGGTGCCGAACCAGTCCGCTTCCTCTTGCGCAAGCTGCACGAGGTCGAGGTAGCCGTCCGCGAGACTGACGTTGAGCATGTCGCGCACCCAGCTCGAGGCCGTGGCCGCGATCCGGGCGAGGCACTGCTGCGCGCCGTCGTTCGCCTTGTGGTCGGCGCGCGTGGTGCTGAACTGCGCGCGATAGCTGCCGTCGGGCCAGGACAGGACGTCGCCCGCTTTCGCGCCGTAGCGGATCACCTCGTCGCCGACGCGCACGTATTCGTTCCTCAGCGTGACGGCAGGATCGTTGTATTGCGCGCCCTTGCCGGCGCCGACGTTGAGGGAAAGCGGCGCGACCTCGTAGAGCGAGGTGGCATCCGGCACCGTGGTCCAGGCGGCCACCGTCGCCGTGCGCGAGAGACCCACGTAGGCCGAGATCACGCGCCGCTGGTTCAGGCCGAGGCCGCCGGTGATCAGAATCTCCTGGCCGTTGTAGGCGCTGTCCACGGCCGAGGCGCTCGTCGCGAGCACCACACTCGTCGACGTGGCCGAAGCCACGATGCCGGTGTTGAAGGTGGCCGGCACGTCGGCCGTGAGCTTGCCGTCGGTCGCCGCCGGGATCTTCACCCGGTCGAGGAGCTTGACCGCGTCCGAGAGCGCGACATCGACCCGGCCGTTGTCGTCGGGCCCGGCGATCCCCTCGACGATGTAAAGCTCGGTCTGGAAGGTCCCCCAGTCCCAGGGCGAGACGACGTAGCCCTTGCGCATGCGGGCGAAGCGTCCGATGGCGTTCGGGTTGCGCGCGATGAGGCGCGTCCAGTACGTGCCTGCGGCCGGAGTGGCGCGGTCGGCCGCGTACAGGTCCAGGTCGTCGCGGCAGGGCTCGTCCGCGAGGCTGACGGTCGTCTGCGAGCGCGCCGCGAGGCCTTTGGTCGTGTCGATCTCGGTCGGCGTGAAGGTCGCCGTGGCGATGTAGGGCCGGATCTGCTCGCCCGCCGGCAGCGGCATGCCGCGCGAGCAGAACTTGACCGTCTTCACGCCCTTCGCGTAGTTGGCCTGGCTCTGGCAGGGTGACTGCCCGGCGAAGACGTTGTAGCAGCCGTTCGCGCGATCGATCACGTCGTAGGTGCTGGTTGCATCCGGCGGCGTGCCCCAGGCCGTGGTCAGCGTCGCGATCTTCGTCGCGCCGACATAGGACAGGATCTTTCGCTCCTGGAGTGCGCCCGTGCCCCCGGTGAGGCGCACCGTCATGCCCTTGTAGGAGTCGTCGCCGGCCGAGGCCGCGGCGCGCAGCGTGATCGTGCTCGCCCCGCCGGCCTGCGCCGTGCCGCTGTCCTTGCGCCCGGCGACGCACGGCGCCACCCCGTAGGTGTTGGTGCAGGTGTCGAGGTCGAGCTCGAGCACCGTCGCCGGCATGCGCTCCTGGCGCGCCTGGGCGAGCGCGCGCGCCGGCGTCGCGGCAAGCGCCATGGCCACGCCCGTACGCAGGTTCGTCCGCGGCCAATTCGGCCGCTTCGGCGGCCGCGGGCGCCAGGCGCTCACGGCGCGATCCCCTGGACGTCGAGCTGCACGTCGCAAAACGACCCGGCGCGGTGCGGAATCTGGAGCTCGTCACCGGCCTGCACGAGCCGCACATCCTCCGGGAAGAGGTCGGAATCCCAGCAGAAGCCGAAGGGCGAACCGCGCAGGTTCGACTTCCACGCCGGCAGGAACGTGTTGCGCGCCCAGGACCACGATACGCTCGGCAGGAGGAGCGTCGCCTTCCAGGTCTCGAAGTACACCGCGCGCCCGAGCGGGTGGCCGTTCTCGTTGCGGTTGGTCTGCCCCTCCACCGTGCGATCCACCGGGCTGAACGTGTCCTGCATGTAGACCGTCGACACCAGCGCCGCGCCGATCGCGACGATCGCGAGCGAGGGAGCGAACGCGCCCGTCAGCTTGAAGCGCCAGTAGCGGAACGACGCCGAATTGAACGTGAGCAGGAGCGGCAGGTCCGAGGCTGGCGCGCTCGTGGCGACGAGGACATCGGAAGCCGCGAAGTTATCGGTCGAGCCATGGATCTCGAGCGTCGCGCTCTGCGTCCAGAGGTTGTGCCCATATACGAGCGCGAAGTCGGCCGCCTTCACCGCGCCGCAGTCGACCGTCACCGTCGCCGGCAGCGCGGCCGGCTGCCACCAGGTGTAGGGGCGCCAGTCGAGCAGGTTCAGGACGCTGAACGTGCCCGCGGCGGTCGAGCTCGCGACCGGCAGGCCGTCGCCGAGCCGGTTGTCGTAGAGGAACTTGGGCTTCGCCACAGCGGACTCAGTTCAGTTCCTCGACCATATAGTCGTACAGCTGCACGCCGTTGCCGGCGTTGGAGATCGAGAAGCCCGTCCAGAAGTCGAGCAGGTTCTGGATCGTGGAGTCGAACCCCGTGCCCACCGCCGGCGCCGTCGCCGGCACCGCGAACGCGCCCGCCGTGTTGACCGCGTCCACCTGGCCGGCGGTCAGCGTGAACTGGATCCCCTGCAGGATGCCCATGCCGAGGAACTTCGCCGCCACGCCCGCGCCGATGCTGTCGCAGCGCAGGTCCACGACCAGGTTGAACGGCAGCAGCGTGTGTGCCGTGGCGTTCAGCTGGATCGGGCCCGAGGTCCAGACGACGATCGCCCCCATCATGATCTGGAAGGTGACCGTGCCCGGCGTGGTCACGATGTTCGAAAGCGCCCCGCGCACCGTCACCCGGTACTTCTTCCCGACGTACAGCGTGTTGGGCAGGAGCGCGACCAGGTTCGTCGCGTTGATGACCGACTTCGCCACGGTGAACGTGTTGAAGAGCGTGCCGACCGCCGTCTGGAAGGTCAGCGTATTGCTCCAGCCGAGCCCCAGCACCACCCCGCCCATCGCCGCCATCCCCGGCGAGATGGCCCCCAGCGCCCAGGCGCCCAGGATCAACACCAGCATGAGCACCGGGCGCCGGTTCGCCTGCAGATAACCGTGGACCACATCGAAGATTCGTTGCATGAGCGGGGGCTCCCTTGAAAATGTCAGGCGCTGCTGACGGTGATGTTGACGCCGTTGCCGGCGGCCTGGTTGATGAGCGGAATGATCTCGGTCGCGACCTCGTCGTAGCTGTAGTTCTTGTCCTCGCCGCCGATGAAGGTGATGTGCACGTCCTGCGGGGTCTGCGCCTTTTGCGCGTCCGCGATCTGCGGCGGCGTGACGGCCGTCGAGCCGATCGGCGCGGTCGGCACGCCCGTGACCGGGTTCGCGCTGAACACCGGCGTCGCCGCGGCGCTGCCGGCTGAGCCGCCGCCGCCGAACTGCGTCGACTTGATCTGCTCGACGCGCGCGATGCCGGCCACGATGGCCGCCGCGGCCGCGGCCGCGCCGAGGAACGGCCCGATGATGGGAATCGCCGCGAGCGCGTTGTACGAGCCCTGCGCCGCCCCGATGGTGTCGATGATCGCCTTGCCGATCGCCGCAGCCTTGCCGACCTCGAACGCGGCACGGTTGTGGCTCGACATCATCTCGGACATCTGGCCGAGGAAGAATCCGGCCGACTGGAAATCCAGCTGCCGGTAGACGTTCGCGATGCCGTAGCGCTTCTTCGTTTCCTCGTCGGTGATCCGCGTCTTCTCGTTCTCGTAGGCCGCGTAGACGTTGGCGAGATCGACCCAGTACTGCTGCTCGTTCCCTGCGTTGGTGCCGCGCCACACATCGAGCGCGCTCTCCTCCTGGGCGAGCTTGTCCTGGAGGAGCTGCAGCTCGGTCAGGTTCTGGTGCTGGATGCGCGCGACTTCCTTGGCGGCGTGCTGCTTGAAGTCTTTGTCGGCCGCCGCATCGATGGCGGCGGTCCTCGCTTTCGTGACGACCTCGTTCGCCAGTCGCGCGGCCTGGGCGTGCGCCGCGGCGTCGGCCGCCTGCTGCTGCTTCGCGAGCTCGCCCTTCTTCTTGTAGATCGCCTCTTCCTCTTTGAGCCCCTTGATCATGACCTGCAGCCGGGCGTCCTCGTTCTGGGCGGTGTACCGAAGGGCGTCCTTCTCGCTCATATCGCCCGCTTTCACGGCCTCGGCGATGAGCACGTTCTGCGTCTTGATCGCGGCGTCGTAGGTGGCGGTGAAGCCCTTCACCATCGCGATGCGCTGCTCGTAGTGCTTGTTGAACTCCATCAGCTCGCGCGCGTGCTGCTCGGCGATGACGCTCGCGATCGCGGCGTCGTCGGCGCCGTCGGGCTTCATCGCTTTCTTGACGACGGCCCCCGTCTCCGTCCAGAGCTTCTGCACGCGCTCGTTGGTGTCGGCGGTGTGCTGCTCGATCTGCGCGTTGGCGTCCAGCAGGATCTGGTTGGCCGCGGTGAATTCGCCCTTCGCCGCCGTGACCGCCGCGGCGGCGACGGCGCCGAGGGCTGTGCCGATTCCGTAGAAGACATCGATCGCGGTGAGGCCGACTTCGACGGTGCCTTTCAGCGCGAACGCGATCGCCGCCGCGACCTCGGAGACGGCCGAGCCGCCCTTGCCGGTCTCGAGCATGATCTGCGTGATCTGCATGAGCGTGGGCGCGAGATCGCGCGCCAGGCTCTCATACATCTTGTCGGTGTTGAGCTTGATGTAGACGAACTGGTCGGCGAGCTCCTTCGCCGCCTGCGCCTGCTCGTTCGTCACACGCGCGACGAGCCCGCCCTGGTCGGTGAGCTCGCGCATCAGCGGGCGCAGCTCGGCGAAGCTCTTGCCCAGAAGCTGGCTCGTGACGTAGCCGGCGACGGTCTGATCCGTCATGCCGCTGACCGCTTTCGCGAGGTCCACCATCGCCGCCGCCGCGTCCTCGCCGCCCTTGGGGTCGATGCCCAGGGCCTCTAGGAGCGAGCTCTTGCCCGCATCGCCCAGGCGCGCCTCGCCGATCGACTTGCCGAGCTTCGCGACCGCGCTCGCCACGGTGTCGAGCGAGGTGCCCGCCAGGCGCGCCGGCACGTCGAAGCCGGAGAAGGTCTCCGCCGTGGTGCCCGCCACCTCGCTCAGGCGCTGGAACTCGGCGACCGCGTGGTTCGCGCCCAGGATCATCGAGGCGAAGTGCTCGACGGTCAGCGCGCCGACGACGGACTCGAGAGCGTGCTTGACGAACTTGGTCGCCGACTCCATGTCGTCGGCCATCTTCTTGACCCCGCGCGCGCCGTCCTCGGTGTTCTGCAGCAGGCGCGCGATGGACGCCGCGAACTCGATCGAATAGGTGATGCCGCCAGACATGTCAGTCTTTTTTCATCCTCGAGAATTCATCCAATGCCGAGCGCTCCATGACGCGGACCTGCGCGAAAACCTCGTCCGTGTCGGCGAGCTTCGAATGGCGCATCACGATTTCGAGCGCCTCGTAGCGAAGCGCGAGGGCCTCGCCCGCGACGCCGTACGTCCATTGCCCTGCGCAGGCCATGAAGACGTTGACCGCCTCCCAGTTCTCCGGGAGCACCTCGAACTCCGTAACCGCCGGCGCCTCCTGGAACCACTCCGGCGGCTCGAAATCCTTCACGCCGAAGGCCGCCATGTCCTCGGCGACGGTGTCGACCACCTTGCCGCCCGCCTGCAGGCCGGCCCACCAGGCGGCGGCCGCCGTCAGTTTTTTCTTGCGGCGGCTCCGCCGAGGACCGATTGCGACCAAGCGCGGCCGATCGCGCTGAAGAGGCCCGGGAAGAGCTCGCCGAGCTCCTCGAGATCCGCCTTGCGGTAGACCTTGCCGCCTTCCCCCTCGAGGTCGTGGAGCTCGATCAGGATCTCGTCCGCGAATTCCTTGTCCTTGATCGCGAGATCGCGCGCCCGGCTCAGCAGCTCGTTGGTGCGCTTCTGGCCGAGTGCCTTGAACTCCGCGTCGAAGGCCATGACCTCGGATACGCCCTGCTTCACGGCGAGGACGTACTCGACGGTCCAGCGGTAGGACTCGCGCTTCTTGATGGTGTAGGCCATCAGAGGATCCTCTCGATGATCTCGTCGTTGCCCGCGCTCGACGGATAGAACTCGAGGTTGAGCTTGTAGAAGAGGATGCTGTCGACCTCCTCTTCCGTGGGGTTGAAGACGCCGACGTTCGCCGCGTCGAGCTTCCACTTGTTGCCGGCGGTGATGCCGTGCACGATCGCGAGCGCCTGCAGCGTGTTGGCCTTGGCGATGGTGAACCAGTCTTTGGTCCCGATCGCGTCGGCCTGGATGCTGAGCGAGCCCTTGATCGGCTCGGCGCGGCCGGTGATGCGCACCTCCTCGGCGTTGTTCGGATTGTCGTTCCAGTGGACTTCGACGCCGTCGTCGAACGAGAGCTTCGCGAACACGCCGGCATAGCCGCCCAGGGTGAAGGTCGTGTTGACCTTGTTCACGACGAGCGGCTTCACCCAGGTCGCGCCGAAGGTGAGCGCGGGCAGCGCCACGTCGGTGGGCGCGTTGTAGATGCCGTCGCCCGTGAACTTGTACATCGGGATCGCCTTGTTCGACAGATCCCGGGACACCGAGCCGCGCCAGCCGGTGACGATGTGCCGCACGCCGTCGCGGTTGACGTACAGCGTGGCGGATTCGTAGGCGCTCGAGATGAGCGAATAGATGACGTCGGTGCCGGCATTGACCGTCTGCGAGCGCCCACAGGCGCGCAGCAGGCAGCCGTAGGGCGCCGCGGTGCCCGCCGCGCCGGAGCCGGCGATCGGAACCTCGAACGTCACCTTGACCGGCGTGCCGCCCACCGCCGGCGCATCGGCGCCGAAGAACGGCCGCACCGGGTTGCGCCCCGCGACCACCAGCGCCATCGGCGTGATGCTCAGGTTGTACACGTACATCGCGTCGGTCGCGCCGGCCGGGACGGGATCGGTGGCATACGTCCCTTCGACTTTGGCGAGCAGCGCGCTGCGTTTCGGGACACGGAAGGCCATGTGCGGATTCCTTTTCTAAAGGCTTGGGTTGAGTTACGCGTCGGCGCCCGGCGTGGCCGCCTGCGCTTCCTCGGGGGACTGCGTGCGCTCGACCAGCCGGCGCACGCCGTTCTCGATCACATAGGAGCCACCCTTGCCGGCGTGCTCGTCCTGGTTGATCTTGTGGAAATCGGTTTCGGGCGGCTTGGTGCTTTTTTCGCTCATGGCGTGGTCTCCAGGTGTTCAACGGTGTAGTCGGTGGTGACGAAAAACACTTGCGCCTCGTCGGTCCAGCCCTCGGCGCTCGAGCCGACGGTGATGTCGTAGAGCGTGGCGCCGGCGAACGGAATGCCGGCGGGCTGGCTCGCGCCGAAGCGCTCGAGCGCAAGACGCACCTGCTCGGCCAGGGCGTCGGCGCCATCGGCGCTCTTCGCCAGGCAGATGACCTGCATGGTCGCCTTGCAGTAGCCGGGGTCGCCGTAGGTGCCCTGCAGGCGGTCCGTCGAAATCAGCTTGTAGGCGATCGCCGGATACGTCGGGTTCTCCGGCAGCCAGAACTTGTAGATGCGATCGTTCGGCGGCACACTCACGAGGGCCGTGACGCCGACGACCTGGCCCAGGCGCGCCTTGATAACGTCGCCGGCGATCAATTGCCCTGCTCCGAGAAGATCTGCCGCAGCTTGTCGTCGGCGTAGTCGAAGGCCGCCTTGAGCGCGGTCTCGCGCGAGGCGGCGTCGGCCTGGGCCATGAACGGCTGCGCCCGCGCGCCCGGGTGCTGCACGACCTGGCGCACCAGACCGCCGAAGCTGAGCCAGCCGTGGAGCTTCGCCTTGATGAGATGCGCCCGGGTGCCGCCCAGCACCATCGCCTCGTAGAACACGCCCTTCTTCGGGTTGCCGACCTTCACGATCGCGCTCGCCACGCCCTGCTTGACCGAGCTCGAGATCCGGATGGTGTCGCGCAGGTGCACGGGCGAGCTCTTCCACTTGTTCAGGCCCGAGCCCACCGGGGCGCGCGCGATCGCCGCGAGCTGGACCACGCGCGCCGCGGCGCGCACCGCGCCGCGCGTGACGTTCGCTTCGATCTTGGCCGGCAGCTCGGCGAGCTTCTGCAGCTCGTTCTCGACGCCGTGCACATATTCGTAAGTCATGCCGTCACCGTTTCGCCCTGGATCTCGAGATCCACCTGGCGGCCGAGCTCGACCGCGTGGCGGATGCTGTAGATGCGTCCGCCGTACACGACACGCGCGACGCCCACGCGCACGTCGGCGCGATAGCAGATGCCGAAGATCAGCATCTCGTCCGCCACCAGCTGCGCGGCGGCCGCCGAGTAGTACTCGCGCCCGGAGAGGCCGCGCACGGAGGCGAAGACCGGCACGTCCCCGCCCCAGGCGTCCGTGGGCTCGCCGGAGGCGCTCGTCCCCTGCGTCTTGAACTGGAGAACGATCAGGCGATCGCGCTGGCCGGCGCGCATGTCAGTACAGGACGATCCGGTACGGATCGAGCAGGCCTTCGCGGAAATCCTCCGGCAGCTCGACCTGCGTGATGCGCGAGTCGACCGAGACCGATTCACGGTTCTGATACAGCGTGCCGATCGCGAGCATCATCCAGGCGCGCAGGGCGCCGGGAATCTCGCCGATGAAGCTCTTGCCCGCGCCGGCGGTCGTGAGGTCCAGCAGGCCGCCGCCCGAGGTCGCGGAGAGCGTGTAGAGGTTGTTGCCGGGCGCGGTGCGCACGTAGAAGTCGGTGTTCGCCGCGAGCGGCGCGGGGAACGAGCCGTCGGCCGTCGCGAGCTCGTCGCGGTTGCTCACCCGGATCGCGTCGTTCACAGCGAGAATCTTCCAGCCCGGCACCGCGATCGTGTCGGCGGCTGCGTCGGCCACGAGCGGCGCCGCGTGGCCGGCGTCGAAGGTGACCACCACCGCGCCGATCTGCGGAAGCGTGACCGGCCAGATGGCGCCGAAGGGCGGCGTGATGCGCGCCGGGCTCGAGGACAGGTCCACGACGTAGTCCGTGCCGGCAACGAGCGTGCGCACGACCCCGCCCGTGTCGGTGTACTGGATCGACACGATCTGCAGCACCGGCCCCTTGGGGATCAGGATCGCGTGCTCCGGCAGGCCGTAGGGCTTGCCATAGGGCACACCCATCAGGCTCGGGCCCGGGAAGCTGTCCAGCACCAGCTTCCAGCGCGCCGCGACGATCTGGTTCTGCGTGCGCGTCTCGCAGGCCGCGCGCGCGGCCGCAATCACCGCGTCGAGGAACGCGTCCTCGGCCGTTCCCGTGACCGCGCGCAGCTGCTGCTTCGCTTGCGCGCGCGAGATCGGCTCGGCCGTCGGGGCGGTGATTTGCTGCAGGGGCATCGCGGCTTACTTCTTCCGGCCTTTTTCTTCGGCCTCGGCCTCGCGCGTCGCCTGCGTCTCGCGCTCGAGCTGCGCCTTCGCCTCGGCGTCTTCCGACGAGGCCACCGCGACGTCCATCTCGACGTTCACGAGCTCGGCATCGCCGGCCTTCACGCGCGTCTGCGTCTCCGGCGTCACCGGATAGTGCTTGCCGGCGGCGTACTTCACTTCGCCCAGCTCGTAGTAGTTCGTGTTGAAGAGGATCCTGTCGGTTTTCTTGAGCATGTGCGCTCTCCCTTTGTTAAGCCTCGGACGATCCGCTGCTTAAAAAAAGGACCCGGCGAAACCGGGTCCGAAATCCCGCCACCTTCTTTGAGGAGGTTTCGTTTAGACGATCTGGACGACCTGTGCGCTGCCCAGGTTGATCGCCGGGTTCGACGTCGCGTCCTTCGGCGGCGCGAAGCGCGCCACGCCGGCGAGCAGGTGCGCGCTGATCAGGCTCGCCGCGGCGGCGACGGTCATCGACATGCGGATGAACGAGAAGCCGTTCGGGACGTCGAGCTCGTCGTCGCGCAGGTCGATCGCCGCCATCTTGTTGTCGCCGGTGGCCTTGACGATCTGCACGATCGCCTTGCCGGCGATGTCCTTCGCGCCGGTGCCGGCGCCGTCCTGCGCCTGCTGCAGCTTGGCGTCGAGCGTCGCGGCGGCGCCGAGCACGCCGGTGGTGATCAACATCTGGAAGCGCTCGAAGTTCGCCGCGCTCACCCACGCGCCGACCACCGTGCCGACGCCCTGGCTGACCGGGTTGATGGCGTCCATGAGGCCCATCTGATCGGAAATCTTTGCATTCGGAAGCATGTGTAGTTCCCTCTGAAAAGGCCGGAGGGCCGGGGCGCGCTAACGCTGCGCCCCGGCCGAGCAGCCCTAAACCTGCCGTTGGATTACCGCGCGCCCAGCTGGACGAAGGGCGAGAGGTTGCTCGCGCCGTTGAAGGGCGCGATCGGGTTGACGATCTTCGGCTGCGTGTCGACCCGGAACGTGGTGCGGAAGGCGGTGGCATCGGCGTCGAAGTAGATGTGCATCGAGGTCGCGATGACGATGCCGTTCGCCTTCTGGATGCTGCGCACGTACTGCGGATCGAGCAGCAGCACGTCGCCCTGGTTGGTGAAGCTCTTGGCGTGCTGGCTGACGATCACCGGCCGGCCGGAGAGCTGGCCGTAGGGGCTCGACTGCATCGCGCCGCTGCCCGCGCCGTAGGGCAGGTAGACCAGCTGGTTGTTCTGGTTCAGGGTCCAGAGCGCCGGCAGCACGTCGTTGTTGAGCAGCCACACCGCGCGGCCGTAGGACCCGGCCGGCAGGCGCGCGATCATCTTCGCGATGTTGAGCGGCAGGAGCGTGAGCGTCGCCTGGCCGCCTTCCTTGACCACGGTGACGACTGCGTTGCCGTTGAACGCGCCCAGAGGCTGGCCGGCGCCGCTGCCGAACAGGATCGCCTCGTTGGTCTTCCAGCGGATCGAGTCGCCCATCTTCTTCGGCAGATAGGTCGAGAGCGCGTTGGTGTCGTCGGCCAGCTCGTCGGTGAGCGGCACGAGCCCCATCAGCTTGTAGAGGCGCAGCGTCGACGTGCCGAGCTTCGGCTTGGTCAGGTTCGCGGCGGCCGCCTCCGCCTGCCAGAAGGCGCGCACGCCGTCCGTGCCCCAGGGCGTGGTCTCGTCCTTCGGGAAGACCATGCTGTTGCCGGTGACGATCGTGCTGTCCGTCATCGGCAGCAGCGAATCCTCGCCGAGGGAGTGCATGAAGATCTCCTTGGCGTAGTCGGGCGGGACCGCGAAGCCGCCGTCCGGCCCGGCCGCCTCGTTGCCGAAGGTGGCCGGCGCCGCCGCCTGCGGGCCGCTGCCGAGGTGCAGCTCGCCATTCAGGGCGTAGCCGCTGCCCTGCATGCCGGGCCGCTGCCGCAGCGCCTTGGCGAAATGGCCGAAGGTGACGAAGCCGCGCTTGCCGTCCTTCTCGCCGTTCTCCTCGACGACGACCGCGCCGTCGGGCAGCGTTGCCACGCCGAGCGCCGCTTCCTCGGCAATGAGCTCGGCCTCGCGCTCGAGCGAGCCGTTGAGGCCGGCGAGCTTGGCCTTGTGCCCGTCGTAGGCCTTCTGCTCTTCGGCCGTGAACTCCCGGCCTTCCGCGGAGCTCTGCAGGGCGCGCATCGACGCGACTACTTCGGCCTTCTTGGACTGCAGGCTGCGCATGTTCTTGCTCGTGACGACGGCCGCGGCGGCCATCGCGCACAGCACGGGCGTTGCCGGCAGAACGGAATGCGCCGTCGACGCGAGCATTGCCTGCGCCTCCGGCACGGCGACCGCGATCGCGGCGACTGCCACCGCGACAGCAAGCGCCACGAATAGCGACTTCTTCATGGATATCTCCCTCTGGTTGATTGGATGAACTGCGCGCACCACGGCCGTCGGGCCGTACGCGCCGGGCTCGTCGGAGCCGGCGCGCTCGAGCTGGTGCTCAGCTCAAATCTAGATCTCGCTCCCGCGCGATCGCGGAAGCGGAGCGGCCGGCGGCGCGATTGGCCTGCAGCTGCCGGCTCATTTTCTTGATGACCTCGTCGAACGTGGCGATGCCGTCGACCATCTTCTCGGCGAGCGCCTGGTCGGCGCCGAGGACGCGGCCCTGGCCCATGCCGTCGCGCACGGTGCCGATCGGCACGCCCCGGCCCTTGCTCACCGCCTTGGTGAACGTGCCGTAGTAGTCGTTGCAGCGCGCCTGCATGAAATCGCGCGCCTCCTGGCTGAGCGCCTCGTAAGGATTGCCCTCGATCTTGAACTTGCCGGCCGAGACGAGCGTGGTCTTCACGCCGGCCTCGTCCATCGCCTTCGAGAGATCCTTGTGCGCCATCCAGCAGCCGATCGAGCCGACTTCGCCGCCCGGCGTGACGTAGAGCTCGGCGGCCGCGGAGCCGATCCAGTAGGCCGCGGACGAACAGCTGCTGTTGGAGATCGCGACTACGAGCTTCTTGCCTCTTGCTTCTAGAATTTCAGTGGCGAGCTCACCGACGCCGTAGACGCTGCCGCCGGGCGAGTCGATGTCGATCAGAATCGAGCCCACCGTGTCATCCTGCATGACGACGCGGAAGGCGCTCGTGAATAGCTGGGTAGAGCAGCTGCCCGGGCCCGAGATGTCGTCCACCATGTTGCCGCGCTGCGTGATGACGCCGTAGAGCGGCAGCACCGCGATTCCGCCGCCGCCGGCGCGCGCGGCCTCCTGGCGACGGGCGGCGCGCGCCGCGCGCGACTCGCCCATCTCGTCGTCGTCCATCGCCTTCGGCGCGCCGGCCATCCAGCGCGCGAGGATCTCGGCGAAGGCCGCCATACGCTCGGGCTGCAGGGCCCACGGCGTGGACAGGAACTCGGCGATCAGCAGTTCACGGCGCATTGCTAGCCCTCCTGGGCGGGGTTTGACGGTTGTGCAGACGTCTGCACTCGGGCCGCGAGTTCGGCGGCCGCGGAGGCATCCCAGGCGTCAAGCAGTGTTGGGACCGCGGTTTTGTCGCTGTCAATCCAAGGTTTCTGTTCGCGCTTCGTGGCTTTCTGCAGCGCCTCGATCTGTCGCTCGCACCATTCCGCCGCGATGTCTCGCTCGCAGAGGAGGCTGTCCATGACGTACTGCAGATGCGCCCCATAAAACTCTGACGTCAAATCGGTAAAAGCGACCGCCTTTCCTGCGCAGCGCTCGTAGGCCTTGCGCGCCGCGCTCGTTTCCTTGCGCACCACCCGCCCGGCGATCGCGAGCGTCAGGGCCCTGGCGCGCGCATCGGCCGAGTCGTCCGCCGGCTTGTCCGCCGGCGCCGGAACTGGAGCGGGCAGAGTGCCGGCCGGGACCATGTTGAGCGGCTGCAGCGGCTCGCTCAGGCCGGGGATCGGATTAAAACCCTCTCTCATGCGCGCTTCGTTCCGAAGCAGCCAGCCGCCGTTGACGCCAAGGTTGTAGTACTCGCCGCGGGTCTTGGAATCGCCGCGCTCCAGGGCGGCGAAGTCGAACTCGACCTCGAGGTCCTCTTCGCCGAGCAGCTGGGTCTCGATCGCCGCTTCCCAGCGCTCGGCCCAGGGCAGCATGGTGTAGCGCACGAACTCCATCGACTGCCACTCGATGTTGTTGTTGGTCGACTTCTCCAGGTCCGCGATCATGTGCGGCGGCACGCGGAAGATGCGCGCGATGTCGGAGACCTTGAACTTGCGGCCCTCGATCCACTGGCTGTCGGAGTTGTTCAACCCGAGCTCGTGGTATTTCATGCCGTTCTCGAGGACGGCGGTCTTGCCGCGGTTGGCGCCCGCTTGCGCAGCTTGCCACGAGGCGGCAAACGCACGGCGCTTATCGCCATCGCCAAACTTCGACGGATACTCGATCCAGCCGCCGGTCGGGCGCGCGTCGTTGGCGAAGAAGCGCGCGCCGTAGTCCTGCTGCGCCAGGCCCTCGCCGATCGACTCGCGCGCAATCTCGATCGGGTTCAAGCCGATGAGGCCGTTCGACTGCAGGCCCGTCATCTTGAAGACGTTGCCGGAAGGCAGAATCCTGTCTCTGCCGTCCTGTTCCCGGATCCGGTACCGATAGCTGCGGTTGGGCAGCAGCTCGATCTTTGTCTGATCGGGATGCAGGGGCAGCAGCTCGTCGATCTCGCCGCGACCGTTGGCGACGATCTCGGAGTAGGAATTGCCTCGCAGCGCCAAATGCGCCTGCGCCATCTCGCTCCACTGGAATCGGTCCTGGTAACGATTCGGCATCTTCGTGAGGAGCGCGTGCAGCCAGTGGTCGGTGACGAGATCCCGGCCGCCGCTTTTCTTTTTGCGGTACATACAGAACGGCAAGCAGCCCCTCGTCTCGGCGAGGATCCGCACGCAGGCGTAGACGGCCGTGAGCCGCAGCGCGCCGTCGCCCGACACGCGCATGCCGGCGGAGCTGCGCACCGAGATCGGCTCGAACCAGAAGTCGCCGAAGGGCGAGCGATCGTCCATGCCATCGGCGCGGATCTGCGAAAGGAACATCAGCCGACCCCGGCGCCGGGCGTCTTCTCAGTCTTGGGCGCCGCGTTGACGATGCCGAAGCGCAGCGCGAGGAACAGTGTCAGCGCGATCAGCGCGACGCCGGCGATCAGCAGGCCCGCGGCCGGAGTCCACAGGATGCCGCCGAGCGTCAGCAGAAACCATCCGGCAAGCAGGCAGGCGTTGAAGACTTCGATTTTCATACGACCAGAACCTCCGAAGGTGGGCTGCTGTCGCCGCGAGTCATCGCCCTGGCGAGCGCCATGATGGTGGCGACCGCTCCGTCGATCTTCTTTTCTTCCGATTCCTTGCGCGGGTAGATGTTGTCTTTCGCGTCCCGGCGCGCGACTACGTTGCCGACCATCCAGGTGAAGACCGGATCGCCGTTATGATGAAAGCGGCCGTCGATCACGACAGCCTCGAATTCCTTCATCGGCTCGGACAGGAACTGCACCGTCTGACGCATCTCGACCATCGGCGCGCCCTTCTCGAGCATGTGCGAGGAGAGCTGCGACGCCTGCCACGGATCGAATGGCACCTCGACGACGTTGAAGCGCTTCATATCGTCCTCGAGGTCCCGCTCGATGACGTCGTAGTCGGTGACGTTGCCCGCCGTCGTGGTGAGCCAGCCGTCCGTCTTCCAGCCGACGTACTGCGCGTTCACGTCCTCGGTGCAGGCCTCTTCGGGCAGGTAGTGCTTGGCGAACGCGTAGTAGTGCTTCTTCCCATCGATGAACTTGTCGAAGAGCGTCACCTTGTCCGCGATATCGACCTTGGACGCGAGGTCCAGGGCGATCACCGCTTCCTCGCCCAGGAACTGCTCGATCGCCAACTCGGGATCCGCGCACTTGTCCCACTTGCGCATGTCCATCCAGGCCTGCGCCGCGTTCACCCAGACGTTGAGCCGCTTGGTGAGGAAGTTCGAGCGCGCCGACGCCATCCGGATCGCCTTGTCCGCCAGGCGCCGGATGTCTTCCGGGTACACCGAGATGCCGAGGTTCGGGTTCGCCTTCGCCCAGGCGACCGGGTTGGTCCACTCGTCGCCGTCGTCGATCGAGTAGACGATGCCGAAGTAGGTCTCGTCCTCGGTGAACGCGCCCTTGATCGGATAGCCCAGGCCGTCGTGACGGCGAAGCACTGAATTCAGGAGCCGCGCCACGTAGCTGCGCTGCTCGTAGCAGATCCCGGCCGTGTCCACGCCGGCAGTGGTGATCGCCCAGAGGAGCGATTGCGCCCTCGAGCCGGTCGCGGTCTCGATCACGTCCCACACCGCGCGCTTCTTGTGGGCGTGCAGCTCGTCGACCGCGGCGAAGTGGACGTTGAGACCGTCCAGCGTCGAGCCTTCCGCCGAGAGCGGGATGAAGAGCCCCGTGTACTCGTCGAGCGCGCCGTCGGCTCGCTCCTCGCGGAAGCTCGAGGAGATCGAATGCACAAACGGCCGCACCCCGAAGCGCCGGCGCAATTCCGGCGTGCGCAGCGCCATGGCCTTCGCATCGTTGAACACGATGCGCGCCTGGTCCCGCGTCGTCGCCGCGGAATAGATCTCGGCGCCGGGCTCGCGATCGGCCGTCAGCATGTACAGCGCGATCGCCGAGCTCAGCGTCGACTTCGCGTTCTTGCGCGGGACCTCGATGTAGACGGTTCTGAAGCGGCGGTACGGCGTGCCCTTTACGAGCCAGCCGAAGACCGTCGTGAGAATGAAGATCTGCCACGGCTGCAGGACGATCGGCTGGCCCGCCCAGCGCCCCTTGATGTGCGGCAGCAGCTCGATGAAGCGGCAGACGTGCTCCGCGCGCTTGACCGAAAATTCGTATGCCCAAGCTGAGGAACTAGGGGCGTCCGGGCTTCGTTCCTCTGCGCTTGCCGTATCTCTCGACCGCCCCTTCTCGCTCGCGTGGTGTATCTCTCCCTGATTCGCGCGCGCCAGGTCATCCAGCTGACGCCGGCACGCGGCCTTCGTCCACTTGCACGCCGGGATCTCGCCCGCGAGAACGCCCTCGGCATATCTGCGCGCCTGGTCGACGTAGTAGCCGTCTTCGCGCCAGACCGGCGTTACATCAGCGGACGCGCGCCCCTCAAGAGCCTTTTGCAGGAGGCGTTCGCCCGCCTCGCCCGCTTCGACGTCGTCGATCGCGCCCACGGCCAAAGGCCTACAGCGCCGGGAAGCCGATGACCTTAGCGGTGGTGGCTTGGTCTCCGGCAGCGTTGCCCGCCTTCTCGAAGCCAGGCAGCGGCAGCTGCACGTCGGAAGGCGTTACGCGCGAGCGTGCAGACGGCGACATCCCGAACTCGCAAAGCATCTTGTGCATCTGCTCGACCGCGCGGTTCGAGATCTGCAGCCACACGCTCATCTGCGAGTACCCACTGGGCGTGACGCCGACCAGGCCAGGCAGCTTGTCGGGGTCCGCCTTGTTCAGCTCGCGGATCTTGCGCTCGGCATCGTGCCACCGACCGTACGCCTGGCAGTACACCGCCAGGGCAGCCATGTCGATCTTCGCGACGAGCCCGAGCTCGGCGAGCAGCGGCGTGATGCGCTTCCATTCCTTCTTCGCCGCCGGCAGGAGGTGCGTCGGGCAGTCGGGAATCTCGATCGGCGGACGCACCTCGAGCAGCTCGGACAGGTTGATCTTGCTCGGATTGCCGCGCCTGGCGTGTTCGCTCGCCGGCAGCGGCGTGGGACCTGGTTTCATGGCTCACCGTTTCGAGGAGACACCCCCAGCTGCTGGATACCCCCCCTCCGAAACTCCCGCTTATAAAAATTTGGGACCAGCGCGGTCTAGCTGGAAACGGTCTAGAGGATTTCGCCCCCCCTACCGCCCTCGTTGCCGAAGCCGCCGTCCTCGCTCGCCGTCTTACGCGAATGGCACTCATGTGCCATCGATCGCCAGTTGCCTGTATCCCAGAACAGGTGCTGATCACCACGGTGAGGGATACGGTGGTCCACGTCAGTGGCTACACGTACACGTAGCACACCGGCCTGGCACTCATCGCACTCGCACAGTGGGTGGTTACGCAGGTACGTGGCCCTCGCCTTCTGCCACCGTGAGCCATAGCCACGCTGTGCAGAGGAGCCTCGCCGGGCATCGTTCTGCTTCTGTCGATCGAGCTTGGCTGAGCCGCGATGATGAACGCAGTCCAGAATTCCGCAACCGGGTTTTCTACAGGGTTTTGCGGCGGCGTAGGGCATCGGCGGGGGCAACAAAAAACCCGAGGGGCTTTCGCTCGCTCGGGCTTCGTACTTCCCGGCGGTGACACACCAAACCACAGGGTAGCGGGATCATACGCATTCGTTTTACTTCGGCAAGGGGGTTTGTCCACCTTTGCTCAGCGCCTCACGCTTGCGACGGCCTCGATCTCGAAGACGCTGAAGGTGGGCGCGTACCCGCGTGTGAGCGTGGTCGAGCCGTCGATAAAACGTCCTCGAAGAACATCGCAATTTATGCAGCTTCGAGCGAATCGTGCCCGCGCGCAGCCAGTATTCAGCGACTGCCACGCTGAGCGGGGGCGGTAATTCCTCGATGGCTTTGTCCACATCGAGGGCCTCACCGTTCAGCAGCGGAATCGAAACTTCCTCGCGGCGGCCTGGCGCTTCGAGATCGTAGGCACTGGTCGAGGCCAGGCCGATCGGCGCCCCGCTCTTCCAGCGCGCCCAGTTCGTCATGAGTCGGTGCGTCTCGGAATCGATCGCCATCACGGCCTCCTGCTGCGGGGACAGCGGGGATGCCGGGGGTGATTTCCGCTTACTTCCCTAATTTGGCTGTACATAAACCCATTCCTCTCTTTCTCTTCTTTCCTTTTTTCCACGTACGGAAGGAAACAAAGCCCGGCATCCCCGCTAACCCCGGCAAGAAAGGGTGCTGCGTGAACAGCACCCTTGAGGGATTTCAACAACGGATCAGACGGTTAAGGCTTCTTTCGCTCCTCCACTTTGTAGAGCAGGGTGTGATCGTGGTTACTCCCGGCGCGCACGATGCACAGGCCGTCCACGAATCGATTCGAATGCTTGCGCAGCCAGTTGCTGAGCCTCTTCGGGCTCAGGCTGCCATCGCGGTCCTTGCAGATCTCCTTCAGCACGAGGTCGAGCGCCACCCCTTCCTGGTCCGCGCCTGGCGGCGCATCCCGTGCAGACACGGCAAGCGCGATCGCCTCGGCGGCCGTGTTGCCCTTCACGCTCTTGCCCTTGTTCTTCAGATCGAAGGCAGCTCTCCAGCAGGCGATCACGCGGCCGAGCTCGATCCGGTCGGGATCCTCCTTCTCGAGTTCCTTCAGCGAGGCGCACGGGTCCGCGCAATCCAGCCAAATCAGCGGCGCTCGCACCATATCGGTCCAGGCCTCGAAGCGCCCCCACTGCGGACAGAAATCCCGCGGCTGCTGCTTTGTCGCGATGAACGCCCGCATGATCGTGAGCGCTGCCGCGACGAGCTCGGGCCGATGCTCGGTGATCCAGGTGCGATACTCGGTGGCGAACTGGCGCTCCTCCGGGCGTTCCTCTTTCGGGTCGAGCCGGCACAACAGGGCGCGGGTGCGCAGGTCGCCGGCGATCACCAGGTGATTGCCGGTCGCGAGGAAAAGCGTGGTGGTCGGCACGCTCATCATCTCGGTGCGGCCGAGCACCCGTTGCCGGAACGATTCCTGCGTGAGCACAACGCAGAGCGTGTCGCCCTCGAGCGGCCGCTCGACGTTGTCGATGAGCACCACCTGGTCGCCCTCGGCAAGGACCGCGAGCATCGTCTTTGTCATCTCCTCGTCCGTGTCGGCGTACTTCATCGCCGGCGCCGAGACCCCGGTCGCCAGAATCGCGATCCCGTCGGCGAGCAGCGTCTTCCCGCTGGCCATCACCGGCGCCGTGATCGCACCCAGCGGGGCAGACGTGAGACTGCGGCGCACGATCGCGGTGAGTGCGAGCGCCAGGGCAACCGCCCTGTCGGACTCGCTCTCGAATGGAAACGTTTTGAACGCCTCCTTTAGCTTCTCGAGCGCCGCTTGCGCGTCTTCCATCGTCGGGTTGTCCGGGATCGTCGGGAAAACGACGCCGCACGGGTCGTACCAGCTCTGCGTCTTCACGTCATAGCCGGGTTCCTGGAGCACGGTGCCATCGCGGCGCAGGGTGGGCGTGCTGATCGCAGACCACAGGATCGGCACGTTCCAGTGACCGCGGCGCGCGATGTACGTTTGCGCCGCCTGCTCGGGCGCATTCATCGGCACCCAGGCGCCGAGCTCGCCGGTCTCCTTGTCCTTCACCTTCGAATTCCACTTTCGCCAACGCGCCGCGCGCGTCATCGACTCGATCAGGTAGGGCGCGTCGACGGTGAGCAGACCGAGCGCCCCGAGCTGCTGGCGGTTGTAGCGCACCGATGGCGTATGCTTTCGCACCACCCGCACGAGATACCCGGCGCGCTGATAGATCCGCAGCTTCGACTTGATCAGCGCGTCCTCAGCCTGGTCGACGCACTCGGGCAAGTCGCCCTGGACCCACTTGATGGTCGGCGGCGCCTCGTCGTCCGGCCTGCCCGCCCTTTGGTCGACGTTTGCAGGCGGTTCTCCCGCATCGCCCGCCGCGGCCGGGTCCGCCCGATCTTCTGCGCGTTTCGCTTTCCGAGGAGCGCGAGGCGGAACATACCCGCCCTGCCTGGCCAGCTCGAACAGCGTGCCGAGCTTCACGCCGCCGGCGGGCTGGAAGGTCGACCAGCGCCGGCGCGTCTCCTCGCCGCCGGGGTACTTCGTGGCGCTGCGCGTCGACCAGCGGTCCCAGATCCCGTAGCCCGCGTCGCCGAAGGCGTGCTTGAGGGCGTGGCCGATATCGATCCACGTCTTGTAATCGTCGGCATTGACGTAAGTCAGCGCAGCGTCGGCGCGTCGCTGATCATCGTCGGCCTGCGGTTGTGTTCCACGTCCACCAGGCGAGCTCGCCGACGCTGTCGAGGAGGAAGATTCCTTCGCGCGCACCGTCGCGCGAAGCCGCCGCAGGTTCTCCGCGCTGAGCGGCCGGATCTCGGTCGTGGCGCCGGCGTAGAGCTCGCCGGTAAACGTGAAGAACTGCGACCCGCAAAAGACCTCGACACCGATCGCGTTGCGCTTGAACGATTTGAAGCGGCCACACTCGGCCGTCGTTACGAAGATGTGCACACCAGATCGCGATGGCGAGAGCTCGGTGAACGAATCGAGCGCCTTCATGATCGCCACGTGGCGCTCGTCCATCTCGCCCGTCGCGAGATCGATCATCTTGTCCAGATCGATGCCGGCGAGGCCGTCGCCCTCGAGGAAGGCGAACCCCACGCCGCCCTTGCCCGTCGGCGGCGCCACCTTCATCGCCTCCGTGTACGTCACCAGGCGATCGCGGTCCTGCTTGTCGCCCTGCTTGCCCACGCGCTTCCCGCCGTCCGCGTAGTACGGCATCTTGCGCGGCTTCTTCCCCTGCTCCTCGTGCGCCTCGAAGCGCCAGGTCAACCACTGCGACAGATCACGCAGCGCCTGGGGGACGGTCATGCGAGGCCCTCGCCGAGGCCCTGCCCGGGTTGTGCAGACGTTAAGAACATTTAGCCTGGAACCCGGTAGGGCAACGGGCGTGCACGCCCGGGCTGAAAGGCGCGCAGGCGGGAGGCGTGCAGAATCGCGCGCGCGCTCGAGCGGGGGCCGTCCAGATATTCAAGCTCGACAAACCCGTCGCGCCGGTGCAGCACCACGCGCGCCTCGCGATCGAGCGGCGTCACCACCACCGTATCCTTCTCGAAGCGCACCTCGAGCGGCACGCCCGCGGCAGGATCCGCCGGTGACTCTGCCGTCTTGAGAGAATATTTCGCTCGCGGGCGGCCGGCGAGCCCCGTCGATTCGCTCAGCGTCACCTCCAGGCGATGCATCAACACCAGCCTGAGCAGCACCTTCCCCGCCATCGACTTCGTCCACCCGAGCAGCTGCTCGATCTCCGCGCGCTCGAGCGGCAGCGACGTACGCGCGAGGAGTGCTAGAACCTGGTCGTCAGCGGTGCGCTCTCGCGCCACGTTTGCCCCCTTTTGTTGTTGTTCTACGCCGCGCTTTCGCTCGGCGGTGCTGCAACGTTATTCCTTGATGACGCCGCCGGCGCGTTGCGCGCGCCCGATCTCCCGCACGACGTACTCGACGTTCACTTCTTTCGTGAGCAGAACGGCGAGCGCTTCCGCCTGGAGCGACATCCAGCGGCGCGCGTTCACCGGCTCCGGGTCGCTGGCGGCGATCGCCCGGAGGTCGGCCGCGATGGCGGCCGGGGTGCGCGACGGTTGCTGCGGTTTTTCTTTCATGGGATTCTCCCTATGCTGTCGTGCCGGCGTTCGGACAATCGAATCCAGCTGGCTCTGCGCCGCTCTGCGCGACGTGGGAGTGGCGCCGATCTCGTTGCGCCAGTCGTACAGCCGCAGCAACTCCTTCAGGCAATCCCTGATCTGCTGGTAGCAGTAAACGACATTCGCTTTGGTCGGAACCTTGTCGGCGATGCAAGCCGGGCACGTCCGATCCCAATGGCGCAGCGGATGGTCAGTGTGCAGAGCTTCCGGCCGCGCGAAGGAGCAGCCAGTGCGGCCCTCGAAGGTACAGGCTTCCCGAGCTCGGGCGTCACGATCACGCTCGGCGCTCTCGGCTCGAGCACGCAGCCGGCGGATAGCGTCCGGGCCATCGGTATCGAGGATCGTCCCCGGCGGGTACGCCTCGCGCACCGCGGCGATCATCTTGAAGGCGAGGCTCTGCCAGAGCTTGAGGCGTTCGGTGTCGGCGCTCATGCGTGCTTATCTCCATACGGCACATCGAAGAAGCCGAGTTGGCCCTTGTACGGCAGGAACGGGAGGATCTTCGGCTCGCGCAGCACGAAGCCAAAATCACCGAAGAACCACGGCGATTCGCTGATCGACACGCAATCCGCGATCTCTACCGAGCCCACGATGCCGCCTCGCTCAAGCTGCTTGAGGGGCGGGAGCGTGCAGGGCGGGTGTCCCCTGCCGTGCCGAGCTTCAATTGCCGTTTCCGCTGCGTTGTAATACTCGTCCTGCGTCATGCCTTTTCCGGCTTTTCGCTCACATCCAGCACGGCGGGTCGAACTCCGCATCGCTATACCCGTGTAGTACGCCTGCCTGTTCACGGTTGCCTCGCAGCGCTGGTCGAACGGGATGAACTTAGCCATCTGTCTGCTTCCCGCCGTCTGCTCTATTGTTCACCGCCGCGATCAGTTCGTCGTAGCTCATGCCAATGCCTTCGGAGATGTAGCGAAGCTGCTGCTCATACGTCGGGCACTTCGCGAGGGCCGCATCGACCTGCGCGAGCCACGCGCGGTCCTTCTCGGCTATTTCCTGCCCGAGCTGCCCGGCCGCGTGTACGGACTGCATCCTGGTCCGAATCTCTCGAACTACCTGCGCGACCTCGTCTCGCTGCTCCCTGAGTCGCTTGAGTAACGGCATAGCGGTGATGCGCGGTGTTGCGGACGGCACGCAGGCGAGGAGCTTCGCCGGGAACCGCCACGCCTCGATGCCGCCGATCTCGTAGCTGATGCTCCAATGGCTCCGGTCAATCGACCAGCGGTCCTCGTCCTCGAACCATTCCATGTGCGAGTCGAGCTCTTCCTTCGTTTCCTCGTCCTCGGGCTTCAGGCTGCCGCCGTAGATCACGTCGCACAGCGCCGCACGCACTTCGTCTTTGCTCCGGGCGATGGCGAATCCAGGCGTGTCCTCGTAGCCGACGATGAAATAGGCATCGCCGGTCTTCTGCGGTGTAGTGGATAGCGATGTTTGGAACTCGGCCAGGGCCTTCGCGCCGTGTTCGATGCGCGCCTTCTCCTGCTCCGGCGCGGTCTGATATTTGAACTCGCGTTGCGCGCGGTCGATCACCAAGCGCTCGCTGCACCCCACGCCGAAGCTTGTATTGCCTACCCATGCGGGCTCGGTCAGCTTTCCGTCGCCACTGCTCGCGACGTGGGATGCGGCAGAAGAGGACAGCACGGCAGGTTCGCCATTTTGAGCCGGGCCAGCCGTTGAACCTGCACCCTCCTGCCGTGCCGTTTTCAATGCCTCGGCGCGTAACCCGGCGATTGCAAGGTCGCACAACGCGCCAAGCATTGGCTGGATGTCGTGCTCGCCAGGAGGGCTCAGCAAGTGAGCCTTGAAAGCGACGAGGATTTCTTCGTTCAAGTCTCCAGCGATGAGCCTGCGTTCAACCTCGGCCTGCGTCATGCCGCCGAGGACAAGTTCTTCGGCATCTTTCTGAGGCGGATGGTTCTTGCGGTATTCCGCAAGCTCTGCGTCGGTCAGGCGGTGGCGGTCCTTGGTGTCGTAGAATCCACCGCGCTTGGCGTCGTAGATGACAGGCGGGATGTGCGGCAAGCTCACGCCGCCACCCCCACCATCGCCCGCGCGAGATCGAGCGCGCTCTCCTCCGCGCGCACCATGCGGAAGCGCTCGATCGTGAGCGACACCGCGCGGTTGCCCATGTACCACTCATAGGCATTGATCTTGAACGGCGGCAGGTGCTTCTTGCCGTTCACGATGTTCGTGAAATGCGGCGCCTGGATGCCGCAGAGCTCGGCCGCGCGGCGCTTCGTCATCTCCTTCACGCGCCGGTTGTTCCAGGCCCACAGGATCGCGGCCTTGACCGCCTTCTGTTCATCGTCGCCGAACGAGGCGAGCACGTCTGCCCGAACGAGGTCCGGGCGTCTTAGCAACATGAGGAGGTTCAGCTCACCCTGCACGATTACACGTCGACTTGTAAATTACAGGTCGCGTTACACGTCGACCTGCCGGTAAAAAAGGGGGATGCGTTGTGAACCGACCGGGCCGTCATTGGGCGCGAAGCTCCTCTCCGTAGAAGAAGGCGAGCAGCTGCTCCTTGGAGAACGCCGCGCCGAACTTCACGCAGGCCTTGTAGAGCTGCTCCATATCGGCCCGGCTTTTGGGCACCCGGCGGGCGCTGACCCAGTGGGCGGCGATGTTCTTGACGGTACTGCCGGCCTCGGCCGCGAACGCCTCGCGGTCGGTGGCCGAGAGCGCCAGGTAAAAGGTTCGAAAGTCGGCTTGACCAGACATGGGCGTCGATTGTTTACCAAAACAGTAATTAACGCAACACTTCCGGCCGGGGGATTTATCGTTTTATCCCATTTACTATCACAGTAAAGAATTGGTTTACTACTCCGATGAAAGGTGTTTACGATGTCAGGCGAGAGAACCTGCGCGCGCTCATCGCGGAGAAGTTCAGCGCGCGGCAGGTCGAGTTTGCGGAGCACATGGAATATGAGCCGTCGTTCGTATCGCGACTGCTCAGTGAACGAAAGGGTTCCAAGCAGAACATCGGAAACAAACTCGCCCGGGACATCGAGACCCGCGTCGGCTTGGAGACGAACTGGCTCGACGTCCCCCATTCGGAACTGCGCCGGGTTGCCCAGGCGCGCGGCGAGTACAACGTTGAGGAAGGGCCGCCCATGAGACAGCGTGTTCCGCTGCTGACCTGGGCTCAGGCCTGCAAATGGCGTGAGGTGATGGAGAAGTTGACGCCTGGTGCGCAGCGAGCGGTCGACACCACCGCGGTGGTCAGCCGGCACGCATACGCCCTGAAGATCACCGGCGACTCGATGATGAATCCGAATGGCGCGCCGACGTTCCCGGAAGGCATGCTGATCATCGTCGATCCGGACAAGACCGCCGAGCCCGGCAGCTTCGTCGTCGTTCGCCAGGCTGGCCACGAGGAATGCACATTCAAGCAGCTCGTCCAGGACGGCGACCGGCGCTATTTGAAGCCCCTCAATCCGCGCTACCCGATCCTCGAGATGGGGCCCAACGACGAGATCTGCGGTGTCGCGGTGCAGGCCGTCGTGGATCTGTGAATATTCCCGAAACAGCGACTTTTGCCGCGCCGATCGGATCATGGATTACTGAAATAGTTTGACAAGGACTTTACTGTTTCGGTAATCTAGCCTCCGCTTAATCAAAAAGCGGGGGCGAGATGCAGCAACCAGCTGCACTGGAGCGGGGACAGGCGCAAGGCAAGCTCGGCTGCGCGTTCAAGGGCTGCATCGCAGACGCGCTCGAAGACAGCTTCTGGTGCGAAGCGCACCGGCCCGAGCTCCAGATCGATCAAACCCGCGGCCGGATGCCGCTGCGCTGGCAGATGGCCCTCGCCGGCGGCTGCACCGCGCTCTTCCTCTGGGTCCTGCCCTGGCTCGCGAGCGCGATCAAGGCCTCGCAAAGCGCGGCCGAGGTCGTGCAGACGTTTGGAATCCACATTGCCTGCCGGCGTCCCGAGCTCGGCGAGCAGCTCGTCATCGTCGTTGGCCCCGGCGGCGTGGCGCCCCATGACTGCGTCTACGTCCGAACCCGCCCCACCGATGGGGTGACGAAGTGAGCTTCGATCTCGAGCGCAGCTTCCTGCTCGGGCGAACGATGGGCGATGCGGTATCCATTGAGCGCGAGGAGGTGATCTCCGGCCTGATCGTGCACGGCTTCAAATACGCGCCCCTGGCGGTGCGCAAGGACCGCAGCTTCGCCGCGTTCTACGCGCTGCGCAGCGACCTCCTCACCAAGAACGCCGACGGCGTGCCCGTGAAGATCGCGCTGCGCGTCACCAACCGGATCATCGAGGACGAGAAGCGTGACCACTGACCGGGTCGACGAGCTCGAGGAGGCCGTGCCCGAGCTCATCACGCCCGAGCAGTGGGCGCGGATCCTCGGCAACCACCGCAAGGTGCGCTGGCTCGTGACACCGGAGCAGATCGCCTGGGCGGGCAAGCGCGCGGTGAGCTGCGGCAACTGCGTCAACACGCGCATGTACGGCGACCCGCGCCGCGGCTGGTGCACCGTCCACCGCAAGATGGTCTCGCTCGCCTTCACCCTGCTGTGTCCCGAGCACAAAACCGAGCCGGCCACCGAGCCGGCCGCCGCGGGCTGATGCGCCGAGCGCTCACAGCCGACCAGAAAGCCATCTTGGATTTCCTTTCCCGTACCACCGACCCAGACCAGGAAGCGCTCGAGCAGCTGATGTTCATGCTCGAGACGAGCCCGATCGCACGCAAGGCCTTCGGCGCCGAGATGGTCCGCAACCGCCAGTTCGCCGCGCTTTGCAGAAGCCGAAAGCGCGACCTGCCGAACAAGGTCGCCGAGGCCCTCGAGGACCTCGCGCCGCGCTCGCCCAGCTTCGAGATCCTCGTCGCGCGCGCCGAACGGCTCGGCGAGGCGCCACCGCAGCTCGAGCTCACACCCGAACCGTTCGAATAAAGGGAGGAACCATGGGGCGTCTGCTCAAAGCCATCGCCATCTACCTCGACACGCAGTACAGCTGGCCGACCGCCTGGCGCCTCGCCGGCGACCAGCCCGCGCGCATCGACGCGCCGGTGCGCACCGTGAAGGGCGAGGACGGACTCGACTACGTCGAGATCCCGGTGCGGTTCGTTCCGTGAGCGCCGTCAAGCACCAGCCCGCGACGCCGCTGCCGTGGATCGTCGTGAAGGATGGCATCTACACGGTGATCGATTCCAAGCCGCCAAATGCGAAGCGAGTCGGCGTAATGAAGTACATCGATGCGCCGGCAGATCAGAACGCCGCCTATGTCGCCCATTCCGCGAACGCCTACCCGAAGCTGATCGAGGCGCTACAGCGCATGGCGCGCACCCCGGCGGCGTATCCGGCTGCCGACCGCGCTGCAGCGTTTCAGCTCCTTGGCGAACTCGGGGAAGCAGCATGAGCAGCGCCGCCATATGTTTTGTCTCGACGTTCATCGCCGTCTTCGCACTCGGCCTGCAGAGCCTGAACGTGAACCAGGGGCACTACCTCGCCGCCGCCGTCACGAGCTTGATGATCGGCTCGAGCACCATCGCGCTCTACAAGTTCATGCCGGGCGCAAACGCGGCCGACGTCGCCGGCTATCTCGCCGGCGGCGTCACCGGCATCACCTCGAGCATGTGGTTCCACCAGCGCTTCAAGGCGTGGTGGACCGAGGCGCTCGCGCGCCGGCGCGAGGCACGGCGTCTGCGCGAAGCCATCCAGCGCTGCCGCAGCGGGCAGGTGCCTCCCAAAATCCCTACCCCGAGCCCATTCTGGCCCCCGACACCTACTAACCAAAACAAACAAAGGGAGAAGACCCCATGACCATCACCGCCGACGCAATCACGTCCGCACTCAAGAAGATCGGGCCCTGCTCACCGGGCAAGCTTGCCGAGGAGCTCGGCGTCGAGCAGCTGCCCGGCCTCCTGCTAAAGCAGCTGATCGAGGACGAGACCATCAAGGCCGCCGGCGCCGCGCGCGGCCGCCGCCTGGCGCTGCCCGACCAGAAGATCGAGGACGCCAAGGGCGCCCCCCCCCAGCCGAAAAAACAGCGCAAGGCCAAGAAGGCTCGCAAAGCGAAGAAGGCGCGCGCGCCACAGACCTCGAGGCCCGCCACACCCGACGAGCGCTTCGTCCCCACGGTCGACGCAGCGAAGCGTCTGCACATCATCAACGGCGGCCTGCCCCTGAGTTTCAACGACGAGCAGACCGAGGCGATCGCCACGCTCCTGCTTCAACACTACGGAGCCTGACATGAACGCACCCACCACCGCGGCCGCGCTGTCGAAGCCCTCCCTGCAGCTGCTCGCGATCGCGAGCATCGTACCGAGCAAGTCTCACGTCCAGGGGCTCCGGCGTGCCCGCTTCAACCCGGCCTCGCTGCAGAAGCTGGCTGACGACATCAAGCGCAACGGACTGCTGCAGCACCCGCTCGCACGGCCGCTCGACGGCAAGCACGAGCTCGTCGCCGGCGAACGTCGCTGGCTCGCCGCCAAGCTCGCCGGCCTGAAGGAGATCTTCGTCAACGTCCGCGAGCTCACCGACGACCAGGCCCTCGAGGCGCAGCTGTCGGAGAACCTGCAACGCGAGGATCTGCACCCCCTCGAGGAAGCCGAGGGCTACGAAGAGCTGATGAAGCTGAAGAAGATCACCGCCGACCAGGTCGCCGAAATGATCGGCCAGAGCCGGAGCTATGTATACGGCCGCCTCAAGCTCATCGCCCTGTGTCCCGAAGCACGCAAGGCCTTCTACGCCGGCGACTTAGACGCTTCGAAGGCGCTGCTCATCGCGCGCATTGGTCATCACGATACGCAACGCCAGGCGCTGAAGGATCTCGTCCAGGGAACTGAGCACGAAGGCCCGCCGGCGAACTACCGCGACGCGCACAAGCACATCCTCGAGAACTACATGCTCAAGCTCTCGACGGCGCCGTTCGATATCAAGGACGCCACGCTGCTGCCGAAGGCAGGCGCCTGCGGCCCCTGCCCGAAGCGCACCGGCAACCAGGTCGATCTCTTCGGCGACGTCAAGAATGCAGACATCTGCACGGACCCGAAATGCTTCGACGACAAGCGCCAGGCGCACCACGCCGTCGCACGCAAAGCGCTCGAGGCAAAGGGTCGCAACGTGATCTATGGCGCCGACGCGAAGAAACTGATGCCGCACTGGGAGAACAACGACAACGGCTACATCGCCGGCAACGCCTACGTCAAGCTCGATCAGAATGAATACTTCGGCGGCCGCTACCAGCCGGTTGCCGAGATCCTGGGCAAGGACTACGTTCCGACGCTCATCCAGCACCCGCTCAGCGGCAAATTCATTGAAGTCGCGCCGCGGTCGACCGTGGCATCGAAGGCCTCCGCCAAGGCCAAAGAACGCACCAGCCGCTCACGTAGCAGCTCGAGCCAGCGGCCCACGAGCCCCGCGGCGAAGAAAGCCGACATCGAAAAACAGATCGAGCGGCAGACCATTGGGCGAATTCTCAAGGCGCTGCACGACAAGATCAACACGCTGGGGAAGGAAGATCTGATCCAGCTGGCCATTCGACCCTATGGCTGGGACACGGATTCAGGTCACATGGGCGAGATCTTCGGTTGGAAGAAGAACGTGCACTCGAAGGCGATCGAGGCAAAAGCTCGAGGTATGAAACCCGAGCAGCTGCTGAAGATGGGCTTCCTCCTCCATCTCTCGTACGAAGAGAACTCCAACTACGACGATGAACCGCTCCTCGCGGCCGCCAAGCGGTACAAGATCGACCCCAACGCGCTGAGGAAAGAGGTCGAGGCCGCGCTAAGGAAACCGAAGCTACCGACCTCGAGCAAACCCACCTGGTCGACGCCGGCGCCGTCTGCACCCGCCACGAAGTCGGATTTCCTCAGGCCGATGCAGCCCTCCGACCAGCTCGCGCAGATCTGCGGCGCCGCGCCCATCACCCGAGTCGACATCACGAAGAAGATCTGGGGCTACATAAAGCGCAACGGCCTTCAGGACAAGAAGAACCGGCGAATGATCAACGCCGACGACAAGCTCGCCATGGTCTTCGCCGGCAAGAAGCAGCTGTCGATGTTCGAGATGACGAAACACTGCACCGCGCACACCAGGCGGTGCACGTCGACGACGTCGAAGGGCAAGGGGAAAAAGAAATGAAGCTCGAGCTCCGCCCCCGCCTGCAGGCGGACCACGTCACCCGCGTGATGTGCGCGGTCCTGATCTGCGAGTCGGAAGCAGAATCGAAAATCATCGACAAGGTCTTCGGCAACAAGGTCCTCGACGCCGACGGCCTGATCGCGCGGCGCACCGTCGAGGTCCGGCTCGCCGATGGCTTCCGCGAGCACTACCTGCACATCGCGCCGGAGGCGCCGTGGATCCCGGTCGGCGAGCGGCTGCCGACGCACGTGCACAGCGTGCTGATGCTCGTGACGAACGACGGCCTGGCCTCCTTCGACGGGCATCCCTACGTCGAGATCGGCATCTACAACGCGAAGCGCGGCCGCTGGCAGATGAACTTCGGCGACGACGATGTCGACGTCGAAGTCTCCACTGGATGCCAGAGCCGAGCGTGCGGGTATGAGGCGCGCCATCTGCATCGGCTGCGGCTGCGACGAGGAGCACTGCTGTCCGGCGAAGTACTTCAACGGCCTGGTCGAGCGCGAAATCGGGTGCTGGTGGCTGCGCTTCGATGCGGGAAGCGTCAGCGGCGTCTGCAGTTCCTGCGAGGACCTCGTCAAAGGCTGGGACAACGGCCCGCACAAGCCGATCCTGCCGTTGATCGCCGAGCGCTACTACCGCCAGGTCCTCTTCCTGTACGAGGACAAGGCCTCGGCGCTCGCCTGGATGGTGGGGCCTCAGTACCTCCTGCGCCACCGATCGCCGCGCGAGCTCATCCTCGCCGGCGAGCTCGAGCAGCTGAGACGTTTGTCGAACAGCTGCAGACCGGAGCGCTCGCCTGATGGCCGCGACCTGGAGACAGGCCCACGAGCGCCTCCTGCAGATCCTGCCAGTGCGCGAGCACCGGCGGGTTGAAGAGGCAGAGCCGCGCACAGACTTCAACGGCCACCGGACCAAGGTCGCGCGCGATCACCGCCGGCGGGTAATCCGCCAGTGGCTCTCCGAAGGCGCGACGAAAGAGGCGATGGCCGCCCGCCTGCAGGTCACGGTGCGAGCGGTGGAGTACCACCTGGCGGCGATCGCTGAGGAGAGCAGCGATGGGTGACAAGACCACCATCGAGTGGACCGACGCCACCTGGAACCCGGTGCGCGGCTGCTCGATCGTCTCGAAGGGCTGCACCAACTGCTACGCGATGAAGCAAGCCCACCGCTCGAGCGGCGCCGGCGGCGCGTATGAAGGGCTGACGAAGCTCACTAAGGGCGGTCCGGTGTGGACCGGCGCGATACGCGAGCTCCCCGAACTGCTCGACCAGCCGCTCAGATGGCAGCGGCCGCGGCGGATCTTCGTCAACAGCATGAGCGACCTCTTCCACGAGGACGTGCACGGCGACTTCATCGACGAGGTCCTCGACGTCATCAGGCGATGCAACTACGGCGGCGTCGGCCACACCTTCCAGATCCTCACCAAGCGCGCGGCGCGGATGCACGACTTCATGAAGTACTACCAGCCGCTGCCGAACCTCTGGCTCGGCGTGAGCGTCGAGGACCAGGCCGCGGCCGAGGAGCGGATCCCGCTCCTCCTGCAGACGCCGGCGGCCGTGCGCTGGATCTCGGCCGAGCCGCTGCTCGGTCCGATCGATCTTCTGCAGATTACGCACCACTTCACCGCGCTCAGCCACGAGGTTTTCAATTCACTCTACAAGAAAGAACCGCTGAATCGCGGCCAGCCTCGTCCGCGCCTGGACTGGGTCGTCGCCGGCGGCGAGAGCGGACCTGGCGCCCGGCCGATGCACCCCGACTGGGCGCGATCGCTGCGCGACCAATGCGCGGCGGCCGGCGTGGCGTTCTTCTTCAAGCAGTGGGGCAGCTGGACACCGTACTGCGCACCGCTTGAGGCCGAGCAGGTCCAGCTGGAGGGCTGCAATATGCGCCGCGTCGCTAAGAAGGCCGCTGGCCGCCAGCTCGACGGCCGCACGCACGACGAGTACCCGGCATGAACAAGGCCGAGCTTGTCCAGCGCGGCGCGCAGCTCATGGTCTCGTTCTGCGCGACGAACAGTCTGCCGGCGCCCACCATCCGCGAGGCGGCGCCGGCGGCCTGGGGGCACGGCGTGTGCGCGTTCTACCGCCCCTCGTACGTCGCCATCTGCGTGCCGAGGTGCGCGGCGATCGGCACGGCCGGCCGCCAGTGGTCCTACCCCGGCTACACGGTCGACCGCACGCCCTACGGCGTCCTGCAGCACGAGCTCGGCCACCACGTCGACGTGCTGAGAAGCACGCGACGCGGCAACTACTACGGCGATTTCGGTTTGCGCCTGCGGCAAGTCAGCGGCGAGAGGCAGATCACGTCCTACTGTCCGGATGATGCCGAGTGGTTCGCCGAGATGTTCCGGGTTTTCGTCACCAACCCGGACCTGTTGCGCATCGTTCGCCCGCGCACCTACCGCGAGATCCGCTCATGCTTCACGCCGGTCTTCGAGGACACCTGGCGCGATCGCCTCCGTGACGCGCCGGCGCGCACGATCGCCGCGGCCGCGCGGCACGTGGAAGCGGCGGCGGGCAGCTTGCTTTGATGCCCGGCCCGATCGAGCCGATCAACCTCACCGAGGACGAGCTCGTGCAGGCGTCCGGCGGCCACACACAGCCGCGCCGGCAGCTCGGCGAGCTGCAGCGTCGCGGCTTCTGGCGGGCGAAGCTGAACATGCACGCGCGGGTCGACCTCGAGCGCGCGCACTACCTGGCGGTGTGCGCCGGCGCCTTGCCCTTGCCGACGACGGGCGAGGCGCGCGATACTGCGCGCCCGTCGGTGCAGCCGCTCAGGAGGAAAGCCGGATGAAGCTGAAAAGGGTGTTCCCGCAGGACGGGCGCTACTACTACATCATGGACCTCGACGAGCGCAACCCGAACACCGGGCGCTTCAAGCAGCGCTGGATCCCGCTCACGCGCATCGACCAGGGCGACGCCGCGCTCCTCGAGGCGCTGCGCGAGCTGCTCGGGGAGACGCCCGTGCGCCAGGGCAACATGAAAGCCCACATCGAGGACTTCAAGAAAATCCTCTACCCGGGCGTCACCGTGTCGGTGCGCGGCGAGTACACCCGGATGTTCAAGGAGATCAACGACGGCTTCAAGCCGTTCGACAGCGCAGGCGTCGAGCCGGGCGATGTCATCAAGTTCCTGCAGGACAATTTCGCGACGAAGCTGAACGCGCGCTCGAAGTACAAGGGCCTGCTCTCGCAGTTCTTCTCCTGGTGCGTGGTGAATTCGTACACCGGGGTGAAGGTGAACCCCTGCCGCGAGATCAAGATGTCGCGCCCGCCCAAGCGCAAGGGGAAGATGAACGCCGAGCGCTTCTGGAAGATCTGGGACGCGCTCACACCGATGGGCCGCTGCTTCCTCGAGCTGATGTACTTCAGCCTGCAGCGGCCGACCGAGATCCGGCTGCTGCGCGACTCGCACATCGGGCCCGAACGCATTCTCTTCGTGCCCACCAAGACCGAGGATGAGACCGCGCTCGACGTCGACATCGTCATCACTCCGGAGATCCGGAAGGTGATCGCGCGCGCTCGAGCGCTGCGGCCGAAGAAGAAGGTGCAGGGGAAGGTGGTGGAGCTGCCCCGGCGCGAGGATAAATTCATCATCCAGACGCGCACCGGCGACGGCTACACCAAGAACGGGATCTACGAGGTCTGGCGCGCCGCCGTCGACGCGGCCGGCTACGAGGGCATGAACGTCACCACGCGCGACGTGCGACCCTACGCGCTGAAGGAGATGGAGAAAGCCGGGCACTCTCTGCGCGACATTCAGACACGCGCCGTACACGCCTCGGTGACCACGACCGAGGGCTACCTCGATCAGCACCGCGACAGCGTGAGCGACGTGCGGCTGCCGCTGCCGGCGAGGCCGAAATGAAGCTCTTCAAGTTCGAGATCGAGCGCGGCCGCAAGGGCAAGGACGTTGTGGTCCACGCCGAGGATGAGGACGCGGCGCGCGCGCGCGTGGCGAAGAAGTACACGGGCTGGACGGTCCGCGGCGAGATCCACGAGGTAGCCGGCGAGGCGCACTTCGTGCTCGCCGACCTCGAGGACGAGGACCCTAGCCCCACTCCAGCCCCGGCGTTAGATAGGGCGATTGAAATGTTGCGCCGCGTCGAATTCAGCGTAGATACGCACGAGCGCACCGGCAAGGACACGCTTGGCTGTCCGATGTGCAACGGCGGGACCATCGTCGGGCTGCATGGCGAACACGACGCGGACTGCGAGCTTGCTGCCCTTCTGCGCGATTTGGACGCGCTCTAGGCGTTTCGCTATGCGATCCACCCATCGGGTGGGTTCATTCCATCATTGACATTCCACCCATTGGGTGGATAATGTGAACCATGCAAACGAACAACAACGGGGCCGGTTCAGGTGAGCAGCGCGGGAGTTTAGACCCTGCGCTGAGGGTTCGAGTCCCTCCGGCTCCATCCCTTAGGAGCAGCCATGACGACGCGGAAGGCGCCGGCGCCCGCGGAGATCCGCAAAGCGCGCGAGGCGGCGAGCCTCACGCAGGAGGCCGCGGCCGAGAAGATTTACAAGAGCCGGCGCGCCTGGGAGAACTGGGAAGGCGGCGTGCGACCGCTCGATCCGGCGCTCTTCGAGCTCTTCCTGATCAAGACCGGGCAACTGGAGAAACTGTGATGGCTGAAAGCCAGTGCGTGAAAATCGGGTTCGCGGACGCAGTGCGCGAACACGGCGACGGTTGGACCTACGCGGAACAATTCGGGCAGATCAGTGCTTCAACTTTGAACGCAATGAGAGAGCGTGGTCACTGGCAGGACGCGCTGAGGATGAGTCTCTGCGAGACCAGCGAGAACCGGCTTTTCCAAGTCGAGCGTCCGCTATATCGTTGTGGCTGCGACGGCCTGTGCGCGAAGCATCCTGATTGCCCAGGTGACGTCTACCAGCAGGGCTATCCGTACAAAAACTTTGAGACTCCTCAAAGCGGTTAGCGCATGCTCTCTTTAAAAACATCGGAATTGGTCGGGGCGGCGAGATTTGAACTCGCGACCACCTGCACCCCATGCAGGTACGCTACCAGGCTGCGCTACGCCCCGATTTTGCGGCTGTGAAGCGTGGATTCTACCCCTGCAACTGGTCCAGAACGGCGCGCAGCTCGCGCTTGATGGCCGCGATATCGACGCCGGCAGTGCCGTTGGCGCTTGCGACGCGGCCGTTGCGCGCCGGCGACTCGGGCTTCTCGTCCTGCGCGAGCGAATTGTCGAGCCGGTTGCGCGCGCCGCTGATGGTGAAACCCTCCTCGTACAGCAGCTCGCGGATGCGGCGGATGAGCAGCACTTCGTGGTGCTGGTAGTAGCGGCGGTTGCCGCGCCGCTTCACCGGCTTGAGCTGGGTGAACTCCTGCTCCCAGTAACGCAGGACGTGCGGCTTCACCCCGCAAAGATCGCTTACTTCACCGATCGTGAA